GACTCCGGTCCGATCACCGCTTCGATCGCACCCGAACCACCGCCGAGATCCACGCCGCCGATGTCGTAGCTGATCGATGACCCGATCCCACGGAACGACTTCGAGGCGTACATCTCCATGCGCATCTGCGCCTTGATCTGGACCGCGCCACGAGAGACGACCCCGTATGCCTTGCCCTGCACCTCGGCGCCGGCCTTCGTGAGGTCCGCCGACAGGGCGCCCAGCTCGGACGAGTCGAAGTCGATCGCCATCAGACGACCTCTTCGACACCGAGCCGGTACGCCGTCGCCTGCGACTTGTGCAGCAGGGACACCACGCGAAACACGCGACCCACCAGGAGCGGGTCGAGGACCACAGCGGTGGGTGTCACGACCTGGCCGTCGTCCGGGGTGAACGCGCCGACCGGGAAATGCGCCTCGGACCGCAGGACCGTGAACGTCGCACCACCCACGGTCGGGTTCGCCGGCGCCCCGGTCGTCGACTGCATCTTGAACTTGCCGTAGTAGGGGGCGATCGTCGGGCCGTAGACGTTCGTGTACGTGACCGTCACGACGCCTGTGGTCTCGTTCGTGCTCGTGCCCGTGGGGGTCCCCACCGTGCAGGTGTCGAGCATCAGAGACTCGGCCCGTCGGCGACGCGCGGCGTTCATCGGAGGACGCACGTCAGCCTCCGCTCAGTACCAGGGGATCCACGTCCCACCGTCCGTGGGCACGTAGGAGTCGAGCGTGGGGACCGACTCGCGGCGAGTGGTCGCCATGACACCGATGCCGGCCGGCTTGGCCGCACGATGACCGGTGAGGATCGTCCGCTCCGAAGCGGTCAGGAACAGCCCCGCCTCAGGCACGACGCGGCCTTGCCCGCCCCAGTCGTCGACCCGCTCGTCACGCCACCCCTCCGGGTTGATGTACCCGCGGGCCGCGACCTGCACGGTGACCATGAGCACGTCGTCCGGCAGGTCAGGGTCGATGCCCCCTGCGTCCGCGAGCCACGTCTTGCCGGTGAAGTTTCGCACCAGCACCGACGCAGCGGTGAGCACAGACCCCGCCCGCGTGATGTCCTCGGGCTCAGTGATGGGCTCACCGAGCCAGTCAGAGAGCGCGAAGACATCCGCGAGCGGGATCTGTGTCGCCATGATGCGCTCCTGTCAGGCCGTCGCGACCGAGATCGAGACGGCGCGGGTGGCGTCGAGGGTCGCGGCGCCGACGAACGTGTCGACCACCGACTGGTCCTCGAGCTGGAGCGGGTTGTAGTGCTGAATCCAGCGCAGGGCGAACCCGTCCTGCGCCACGGTGGCCGACTTGGCCGCGCCCTCGGGCTGACGGGACGGCCGGGTCACCAGGGCGAACGCGTCGCGGTGGTAGGCCACCCCGAAGTCGTCCGTCAGGGCCGGGTCCTCGATCACCGTGAAGCCGCGCAGGCGCCCGATGGTGCCCTCACGCAGCGCACCATCCGACCCCGACTCGTTCACCTTCGTGAGCTGATCGAGACCGAGCAGGAGCTCGGCGACACCCGAGCCGACGGCGAGGAACCGGTCGGCGAAGGGCACCTTGCGGGCGTTCAGCACCCGGCGTGCCTTGGTGACCACGGCCAGCGCGTTGAGACCGTCGAGCGCGATCTCGAGACCCGTGGCGGATGCCACAGCCTCCATCTCGTCGATGAGCGGCGCGGTGACCTCGTCCACGACGGACTCGGCCTGCGGGACGAGCACCTGACGCTCCAGGGACTCCAGGTTGAACGTCGCGAAGTCGTCCGGGAGGCGGATCGCGTTGTACACCTGGGTGTCCATCACGACCGGGACCCACGTCTCCGTGAGCTCGTTGAACGTGATCGCCGTGCGCGCGGCACGCTCGACCGACGTGTACGTGTGGGCCACGCCAGCCGAGACGGGCTTGCGCACGTTGACCGTCTGACCGCGGTCGGCGACGAACTCGCCGGAGAAGTCCTGGCGGACGGTGCGGGGAAGGGTGGTGAGCCACCGGAGCGCAGCGAGCGTCGAGCGCGCTGCCTGATCCGGGGTCCAGAGAATGTTAGCCACGGTGACCTCCTAGGTCAGTCGTTGACCGCAGCAGGCCCGTGGCGGGCCGTGCGGGGTGGATCAGCGCCGGAACATCCGGGCGCCGAGTTTGGAGATGTCCGTCTCCTCGGGCTCCGCGGTCGGGTCCCCACCGCCACTGAGGCGCTCGGTCGGCTTCGCAGTCGGCGGGCGCTTGGCGGGGGCGAGCAGCTCGAGGAGCTTTTCGGCGTCAGCGAGGATCTCTTCCTCGGTGTCGCCCTTGAGGCGGTCGATCAGGGTGTCCGGGAGCTGGTGGCGGGCACCGATGCGAATCCGCAGATTCTCAGCCTCCAGGGCCTTGATGCGGTCGTCCTTCTCGCCGGTGTCCGCGGCCTTCCCCTCGGCCTCTTTGACCCGCTTACGCAGGTTCGCGGCCTCGGAGTTGAGCTTGCGGATCTTCTCGAGCGCCTTACTCGGGTCGAACTTGTCACCGTCGTCGGGGGTCTCCGGCTCGGCGCCCTCCAGGGGCTCCTGCTCGGTGGCCTCCGGCTCGGCGGCGTCGTGCTCGACCTCAGTGATTGCCTCATCGACCATGCGTCAGCCCTCCAGGGGCATTGGGTGAAGGTGCTGCCACCAGGGCAGCGCGCACGCGGTTGCGTGCGAGTCAGTGGAGGTGTACTCCGTCGCTGAACAGGTCCGGGCTGTTGCGTCGCATCCGCCACAGGACCGTGTCGCGCTTGCTTCTGCGGTTCGGTGCCACGAGTGGCTGACCGGCGGCGAGTGCCTGCCCGGCGGCCGTGTCGTAGGCGTCGATCCACGACCGTTCCAGGTCGGTGGGGGTCGTCGGCCCGTACTCCTCTTCCGCGGTGCATCCACACTTGAGGTGTGTCTTGAAGTCCGGTGGGGTCCGGTACGTCCCGGCTCGCACGAGCGAACGGCTGACGAGCATCGCGCAGAACGCACACGGGCTCCCGTCGCTGACGCGGCGCCATCTGCGAGTGCGCGGGTTCGCCCGAGCCGACGCCATGACCGTCTGTCGCCCGCCGGCCAGCGCCCACTTCTGCGTCCGGCCCAGCACCTCACGGGACGCCCGCGCGAACGCCGCTTCCGGGTCCGCGCCACGACCGATCAGCATCTTCGTCAGACGCGGGCCGTTGCCCAGCAGGGTCGCGGTTGCGGCCGCCTCGTTGAACGTCGGCCGCACCACTACACCGGACGATGTGCCGATCTCGGCGGCCCGGAAGTCCACCAGGTAGCGCTCAGCCAGGTCCGCCGACGTCGCGTACCGCTGCCGCATGAGCCCCACTTGCACGGCGAGCCACGTCGGGGTCGACGCATCCAGGTCCGCCAGGTCCAGCAGCCGCCACGCCGCCAGAGACTCGACGACAGCGCCCGCACCGAGTCTGACCTGCCCGCGGCGGTGCCGGTCGGTCAGCGCCCGACCCTCGCGCGTCAGGGCCACGGTCAGACCGTCCCGCTGGCCTGCCGGTCCAGTGCGGAGGCCAGCAGCGCGTCAGGGGTCGGGTGCTCCTCGGCGTACCGGCGCCACTCGTCGGCCTTCGTCTTGGAGATGCCCGGGATCTGTTCCCACAGCAGCTCGACCGGGACCTTCAGCTGGGACGCGATCTTACCGAGGGCGTCCGCGGCCTGGCCCATCGACCGGGACTCGATGTCCGCCCACATCATCTTCAGCGAGAAGTCCGCGGCGTCGTCCACGCGGCCCTCGATGTGCGCGGCCAGGCGCAGGTTCTGCGCCGCCGAGCGACCCATGCCCCGCTGCTTGTCCTGCACCTTGAGCCGGGACATCGACCTGGCCTCGACCAGGGCGTCAGCGGACAGGTTCACGAGCTGCCCGCCGTTCAGCGCCCATATCGGGGTCTGCGACAGTGCAGCGATGGTGTCCCGGTCGACGTCGCCGGCCTTGAGGACACCGTCCATCGTGGTCTCCGGCAGGGAGCCGAACTGCACGCCCTCGCCACCGGTCAGAATGTCCTCGTGACGCAGCAGCGCCTTGACCCGCTCATTCTCCTCGGTGCTGCCCGCGTCCTCGAGCCCTGTGGCGGTCCTGATGCGCCAGGAGTTGTAGTGCTGGATCAGGATCCGGTCGTAGGTCGTCTTGTTGTACCGCTTCGCCACGACCTCGAACTTCTCGACCTCACCCGGCGTCCGGGCCTCCAGGTCCAGGCCGTTGGCCCACCGCACGATCGGCGTGACCCCGGCCTCGTGGTAGCGGGGCTCGATGTACACCAGGGCGCCCGACTCGTCACGGGCGGCGTAGTGCACCGCCTCCTCGTCGATCAGCCGGTAGGCGGCACCCCGACGCTGGGCGATGGTCCGCAGCCCTAACATCGGCCACTCGTCCTCAACGACGTCGCCGTAGACCACGAACAGGGACCGCGGGGACAGCGCCCGGATCACAGCCCGGTTCGCCGGGTCACCGGGCACCTGACCGGGCAGGGTCAGCGTGTACGCCAGCCCGTACCCGATCGCAGCGTTCCACAGGGCGCCCTGCCGCGACGGCATCCCGTTGCGCTCCCACGGTTCCCACATCGGCCCCGTGTCGCGCCCCGCCGAGTGCACACCCTCCAGGACCATCTGCTGAGCGCAC